GCTGAGATCACCAAGTTTCTTGATGCCGAAGAAGTCGCGATCATACAGGCTCTTGTATGCATTGGCAAAAGACTTGCCAAGACCAGGGTAGCGGCGCTTCTGACGGCGCTCGATTCGAGCATCCTCGATGACGTTGAGGAAGTCCTTGTACTTGCGACGGTCAGCCTTATCAGCACTATCGATGGCGTTGTGCCAGCCCTGCTCAGGAGTATCAAGAGCATGACCGACCTCATGACCAGTCAGTAGATCATAGAGATCACCGTCCATGTCAGTCCAGATAGGGAGCGTGATGGTACGGGTCTTGAAGTCAAAGTATGCGGTACTAGTCTTCTTATGGACAACCGTGATGTTCTCGGATGCCATCAACTTGGCTAGTATCGACTTGGTGTTTTCTAGATTTGCCATAAAGCCCTCAATTCAACGATAAGGCGAGTATGACTTACTGGAATCAAAAAGTAAAGCGTGAAAAACCCTAATAGAATCAATGACTTACGCGAGTGCTTCTGGATTGCGTATGTAAGTGTTCTTGATTTTCTTGAGGTTTCGCTTCACTTTGCGCTTTGCCTGCTCAAATTTTAGTGGACTCACCTGATCAGTATACAACTTTCCGTCTAGATGGTCAATCTCGTGTTGGATACAGACAGCTGTTAGCCCATCAAATTCTTTCTCGACGGTCTGACCATTGATTGCATTGAATATAACCTTGATATGGCTGGGTCTTGATAATTTCAAATATAGCCCTGGATACGACAAACAGCCTTCTGAAAACTCAGCAGGTGGTCCAGACGATTCTACAATTACAGGATTGAACATTGTCCAGATTTCTTTGCCCATATTGATAGCGCATACACGATGAGGCAGTCCAACTTGATTCGCTGATAATCCAAGACCACCTAGCTTATCAAGTGTCTCTGACATCGATACAGCGATATAACCTGCCTTCTCAGCAGCCTGCACAGAATGAAACAGATATGGAATAGTTGGCTTACGCAGAATAGGATCATACCAATCTACTAGTTTGTAGATCTCATATTCAAGCAATTCACCATTGTAGTATTTGAGTTTAGTAGCCATATGTTACACCATTTGAGAGAAGTTCTTGACTTTAGCAAACTTGATTGTGTTGTTGAACTTGTCAGCTAGCACATCACCCTTGTGAGAGATGACAAAGATATTGGTGTTCTCGTTGAACATATTTATCAGCTTGAGAAATTCTTCAGTGCCACTGTTATCTAGAGAGCCATCAAAGACTTCATCGAAGATCAGTAGGTTTGTATTCGCGCTGTTCTTTAGTTTTGCGACTGCTCTCCATGTGAATAGCAAAGCAAGATCGATTCTCTTCTTCTCACCTTCAGAAAAATTCTCATAGCTAAAGTCATCACGATGCCGCGACTTGATTGTTTCTTTGAACTCTTCATCGATGTTGAAGTTTACAAAAAAGCCCATCGTTGCCAGATACTTGTTTACTAGCTTATTGATGATTGGTATATACTGCTTGATGATCTTAGTCTTGATACCGCCATCTTTCAATAGCTGTTGGGCAATCTCATAGTGCTGTACGTTAGCGACTGCGATTTTACGCTGCTCGTTATACGTCTGAAGACTATTCAGCAACTCTTTTGATTGTGCTTTGAAATTATCACTCATCGCTGGCTTGCTTTCTATTTCATTCACTTCAGCTTCTAGCTTAGTGACATAGCTTTTGACTTGCTTGTGGCTTGTAGTGATGCGAACTAGTTCTTGCTCTAGTTCGTTCAGTTCTTTTTGTGTCTTCTTGATTGCATTGATTCGCGTCAAGACTGCATCGCTTTCTTCTTTTAGTTTTGCTAGACCATCGTTCAAGTCTATGATCTTTGTAGAACACAGATGCAGCTTCTCATCTTTGTTGTGGATAGTCTGATCGCAAGTAGGGCAGTTTGAGTTCTGCTGATAGAACTCAACATCTTTTTGGATCTTTTGAAGATTGTTTTCTATCTTTGCTTCTAATTGATTCAGTTTAGTGAACTTCTTAGAGTTAGCATCTTCATCAAGAATAGACGCTTCTAGAGCGTCAATTCGACTCATCTTCTCAACAGCTTCAGCAGTAAGATTCGTGAGAGACAGCTTGTTCTCTTCGATCTCTTTCTTCTTTGCATCTACAAGTTCTTTTGTGTTCTTCTTCAGTTCATCTAGATGCTTTTTGTGCAGTTCTATCTTGTCTTTGACGTTCTCGATCTGAGATTTCAACAAGTTGCTTTGCTCTTTAGCAGCAGACAATTTGCTCTTGACAACTGTATTCATCGAACTGAAAATTTGAATATCGAGCAAGTCTTCAATAACCGAACGACGATCAGCAGCAGATAGCTGCATGAATGGTGTAAAGTTTGTGCTGCCAAGAATTACAATCTGCGTGAATGACTTGTAGTTCATTCTCAGAATTGTTTTCTCTAGCTGGTCTTGGTAATCTTTTGCTCGTGCGTCTTGATTGAGCATCTCATCATCGCACCAAATTTCAAATATGTTTGGCTTGATGCCACGAATTACCTTATACTTCTTAGAAGCAATATGAAACTTCAGTTCAACGACACACTCTTTGCCGTTGATTGAGTTTATCAGCTGTGGCTTGTTGATGTTTCGAAAAGGCTTGCCGAAAAGCCCGAACGTGATTGCATCAAGAAACGATGACTTGCCAGCGCCGTTTTCGCCGACAATCAAAGTCATCACATTTTCATCTAGCTTGATCTCGGTAAATACATTTCCTGATGACAGAAAATTTTTGTATTTGATAGACTTGAATACGATCACACTGACTCCATTGCGATAGCTTCATTGTATATATCGCGCATGACAGTCTTTATTTTATCTGATTCGACAGGCAAAGTCAAATTATCAATGTACTTGTACAGAATGCTGATCGTATCTTCAGCTTGATCAACATCAATGTCATCAGCTTCAGAAGTGATCTCTGTAAAGTCTTCTACGACAGTTACATCAAGCGGACTGACTTGAGCAATCTCATCGAGAAATGTATCAAACATGTAAGCATTTGTTTTCTTTTCAACTACAATCTTCACATACTTGCCAGCAAAATCAGAAATATTCTGTTGTGAGATTTCGCTCAGAGAATTGATGTTCTCATCGTTGTATCTGATCTTGTAGAACATTCTATGCGGATTCGTGATAAACGTCAGTTCGTGAGTATCGGTATCAAGAATATGAAAGCCGCGAACATCGTCACAGTCTGACCAGGTCATTTCATATGGAGTGCCGACATAGTTGATATGCCCATCATTACTCTTATGGTGAAAGTGACCAGAAAGAACCATCTCGTACTTTTTCAGTACAGAAGCATTCATGCCCTCGTGGCAAATATTACCACGATCCATTTCATAGCCAGCAAGTTCAAAATGCCCTAGACAAATTGAAGCAGTGCTGCGCTTGATAAAATCTGCGATCTCTGCTTCGTTGTCTTGACAGATCCAAGGAATGATGTCAATACCGAATTCTTTATCGCTATGTGGCTTATCGAAAATACAAATATTTTCGTACTCTTTCAACAGCAACTGAGGAGAGTTCACATCTAGCGTATTCTTGAATGCGATATCGTGATTGCCGAGTAGAGTATAAAAGCTGATGTTTTTATCGCGCATGACATCAAAGAAATACTTGCGGCAAAGCGCAAGAGTCTGGAATGAGATATACTTGCGACGATCAAACAGGTCACCCAGCTGATATACTATGTTGATTCCATTCTCTTCGAGATATGGAAAAAACACTTCTGTATAAAACTTCTTATACAGATTATGAAAGGCTAGACTATCTGATCTAACGCCAAAATGGCAGTCGCCAAGTATTGCTATCTTCATAGACCCTCATCTACAAATTTTTCAAGTGCTGTTTTCTTTGCTACTTTTTTAGTATTTCTGGCTGTCTCGTAGTTTTCGATAAACTCTGAGATGTTCTCGTAGAGTTCAAATTGGCGGAATGTGCCATCCTCATTCTCATTGAGTTCAAACTCATCCAGTACGCCAGCTGATTCAGTTGCTTTGTATTTGACATAGAGTTGCTTCTTTTCTTTTTGAATGCGTCTTAGAAAGGCATAATACGTTATTTGGGTAAAATAAGCAAACGGATTGTTAGACTTCGAGGGATCAAAATTATCTACATACATCACACAATTTTCAATCGCATCAGCGACCATCTCATCACGAAAGGTATATGACAAGAAGTTTGGTTTGTGCGAAAGGTTCTCAGCAATTTTCATAAAGCACTCAGCCACATATCTAGGAATCTGCGGCTTCTTCTCTTTGAGTCTCTTTGCTTTTGATACTGCCTGACGATACTTGATCATCTCAGTCAGAAAGTCTTTGTTGTTGATATAGTGATTCTTTGCCATGATATGCTCTTAGTGTACTGGTTTGTCTTTCTTAGTGATCATTGCTTCCACGATTGAAATAACATTGTCTGTGGATTCAACAGTCTTTTTGCTCTTCTTTTTACTCGACTTCGCATCTTTATCAACGTAAAAGTAATCGCTTGCACTCTCGTATTGTTCGATGAACGTACTCTTCACATTTGTGACAAAGAACACTTCAGTCATAGGAAACTCTACAGATGTCTTATCGATAATCGACTGAGGCAGAAACTCTTGAAGCATTAGAATCTGTTTGCCCTCTTCAAAGATTGTTTCAACATCTACGACCATCGGCTTTTCAATTGTGACGCTGTTTTCTGTTTGAGTGACAAAACCTATTAGATCAAGGCAGTGCGGTGTCTTGAGTCTTACGAACTTGATTGTTTTCTCGTCTGCCATGTTATCCTTCTTGTCCTAATCGAACATTAGTTGTTTTGAATTCAAACTTCTCTTCACTATAAATTTTGATACGCTCTTCGTAATGTCTCAACGCGAAATTGACTTGATCTTTATATCGTAGATCATCAGCAAGATCATACAGCACAGCCTTAGTCTTGTTGTTGCCAAGTCTTAGAACACGACCGATAGACTGAAGAGTTCTGATCTTACTCTTTGTGGGAGCAGCAAAAATAATGTTGTGAAGATTCTTGATATTTGTTCCTGTAGAAAACGTACCATACGACGCAACAATAATCGCGTTTGTCTCTTGTTCAGTGATGCGGCGCACTTCTTCACGATCATCAACTTCTGTTTCGCCACTGACAAAGAAAACCTTACGATCTTGCTTTTCATTCAGGACCTTTTCATCGATCATCGCTTTGAGTATTTTACCATGTTTCTGGACATAAGTAAACAATACAAGTGTATTCCCTTCAAGACTCATAGCAAGATTGCGGATGAATCTATTGCGCTCTTCGTTTGAGACAAGAAAGTCCATCTCTTCTGGATATGATCTACCCTTAGTCAACTTGCAAAAAATTTCTGGATATTTCAGCACGATGCACTTGATCGAGAAGTCTGCTAGCTGCTTTCGCTCGATCAGTTCTTTTGTTGATATCACACGTTGAACTGGTCCAAACAGTCCTTCAAGAACTAGTTTATTGACTTCGCTGTTATCTAGAGTTCCTGTAGTGCCGACTCTTACATCACAGTTGATCAGCTTTGTCATGATTGATGTCAGAGACTTAGCCTTGAACGTATGCGCTTCGTCGCCAATGATGAAATCAAACTGCTTGAAATACTTTTGTGGCATTTCAAAAATAGATTGCCATGTAGAGATGACAAGATCAGAATCTGCTATCTTGCTTTGCCCTTGATAGACTTTTTGGCAGTGTTTGTCTACATCCCAACCATTGTTTACAGAGTATTCTTTGAAATCTGAGTGCATCTGCGCAACAAGATTGACCGTAGGAACTATGAGTAGTCCTTGCTTCTTGCCAGAACTCAACAGATGGCGAATCATTATGTAAATGATCAGCGACTTGCCTGAAGCAGTCGGTGAGATCACAACGGTTCTTTTTCTTGTAAGACCGACACTTGAGGCTAAGTATTGATAGTCTCTTGGCTCCATTGGCAGTGACAGAGAATTAGCGATGTTCTTTGTATCGACAGGATACAATTTTTCGTCTGCGTCATACTGATAGCTGTAGCCGCTATCAGCGCAATACTTGCGGATGTAACGCTCTAACCCAAGGTAAATCTGATTTGTCTTGAGACTCAGAAGCCTGATCTTGCCATCCCAATGCTTGTTGCGATATGCTGGGCTGAACTGATGATTAGGCGATTCAAACGTGAAGAAGTCTGCAAGTTCTTGCAGAATGCCTGGGTCTGCTATCACTTTGGCATGGATATTATTCAGTTTTTCTACTTTGACATCACACATCAATGCTGACCTTGGATGAACTTCTCCCAACTCATAAATTCCTTCAGCTGCCAGGTACGGTTGTTTAGTTCTTTCATCACATTCAGGCAAAAATTAGCAGCCTCTTCATGATAGGCTTTCTTTGTCTTGAGTTTGTTCAGATCAGCATCACCGTCAATATAAACGCTGATGTCAGACTTGAGTGTGAAACGAAATGGTTCCCAGCCAAGTTTATCAAGTTCTTCTTGATCTAACTTGCCAGAATAGTAAAGCCATTTCAGTTTCTTGACGCGATCATATTCTAGAATCGCTCGTTTGACAGAGAGATTGTGTAGCGTCAGGTATTTGTTGAACTTGTTATGCAGCAAAGGAATTCTAATAATTTCTTTACCAGGCTCTATGCGATCAATCACAGAGTCTTTTTCCCATTGCTCAATCAGACTTTCCAAAGAAGGTGCTTGTAGTTTCATGATAATTCTATAGTTGCTCGACAGGTCACACAAGTATACCACACAGTCAAGAGAAAGTAAAATCTTATGGATTGAAAATACTTGCTCGAAATACTTTACTTTTATCCACTCAGACGCTATACTCAGTATGCTCGCTATGAAGTGATAGACCAATTGGTTCTAATAAGATTTAGATTCTCTCGTAATCATAGTACGAAAACCTGAACGTAGCGTCAGCAGTCACAATATTTTCAGCCGTATCGCCTGTATTGAACAGTATAGTCGAAAGGCTTGTTGGAAACACCTCGTACAATTTTATTCTGAAGTTGACGTTATTCTTATTGGAATAGATCGACAACGATGCATCAGAATATTGTGGCTTTGCGTAGCTGTTGATCTTTCGAATATTTGCGCCATTGGACTGCTTGGCCAAGTCAACATATTCTTTGAAGTCTGTAGGAAAAGTCAGACCTCTGATCCAGTCATGAATCTCTGTCCATGCACGGAGTTCTTCATCTACAAGAAACGTCAGATTGAAAGTGTCATAAACTAGCTTTTCGCCAGGGACGTAGAGATCCACAAACGGCGTAGGCACAGGAATCTCAGTCAACGAAACGCCTGGAAGATTTGCAGACTGACAAAAGTAAGTGAGTCCTTGCAGACGCTCAAAGGTCACTCTAAACTTTGTTGATTGTAACAGATCAAAACTAACAGGATTGCGGTTTAGTGCTGTCATCGGCTTTTGAACTCTCTGATGCTCATAGACTATTTAGCTAATAAAAAAGGGGAGCATTTCTGCTCCCCTCTAGTTAGGTTGCCTTCACGGCAATCTTATTGTTCAACCAGATTATTGGTTGATGTTCAGCACTGCGAACTTACGATAGTACACGTTCGTGTTTGTCGTAATTGCACCAGCTAGTGAACCGCCCGATGTACCATCAGCGAATGGATTCGAGACCATGCCGTAGCGAGTCTTGAAGCCAACCTTTGGCTGATAGTTGTCAGGATCGATAGCACGTACCATCTGTAGAGGAACATATGGGCAGTAGAAGAGACCAGCGTCATAAGGCGTTGTTCCCTTGTAACCAACCACAATGTAGTCCGAGTTTGATACAGAGTATGGATCAACATAGACCTTGATGCGACCGAATAGCGTACCAGCGAAGGTGTTGCCAGTGTCGTCAACAGTTAGGTTTGTGTTGTTAGCTAGGGCTGAGTTGTAGTCAAGAAGACCAGACATAGCTAGGGCTGAGCCAACGTCTGACGAGACGATTAGCAGGTTACCCTTACCACGACGAGTGTCCTTAGCAATCTTGTTGCTCGCGCGCTCGATTGCGAATAGGAGCGACTTGTACTTTTCTACCTGCCAGCGACCAGACGTATCTGTGTTGCTTGATAGGTTGAAGGCAGCAGTTGCAGCACCTAGGATACCGACGTTAGCAGTTGCATAGACTGTACGAACAACTTCACGATTGATTTCTGCAAGGATTTCAGTCGATAGGATGTTTGATAGTTCTGTTTCAGCATCTAGACCATGGATAGCCTTTAGATCCTGAGCAAGTTCCATCGTGTACGAAGCCTGTAGACCGCGAGTCTTAGCTGTGACCGACACGCGCTCGATTGAGAACGCCATGTTTGCCATACCTAGTGTTTCGCCTGATGCAGTCGTGAAGCCAATACCAAGGTTAGCAGTTGTCATAGCTGCTACGTTCTGGCTTAGGTTTACGATTGCGTTAGCTACTGTATCGTTTGGTGTACCAGCAAATACAGTGTTAGCTTCGTTTACGAATGCTTCTGTGCCGCCTGGTGTGCCATACTTGCTGCGCATTGCAAAGATCAGTCCTGTTGGACCAGTCATTGGCTGAACGCCGCAGATGTCATAAGCCATTAGGTTAGGAAGAGCACGACGTACCAGTCCGATTAGGATTGGGTCGAAGCCTGCCATTGTTGTTGAACCCTGTGCAGACGTTACTGAGCCAGGAGCGCCAGCAATGTTTACAGGTGTTGCTTCGAATAGGCGTCCGAAATTTGACGCTTCTTCAGCTAGGGCACGCTCTTGATTCTCCAGTACAAGGGCTGTTACGGCGCGCTTGTATGGA